ACACCAACAGCAGTATTTCTTATTTCACAACGAACTGGTAGATTTGGGTTTGAAATATAAACTGTGGGATTATTGTTTGAGTGATAAAACTCATGAGCAGTAATTAACTTTCCATCATGAGCAAAACCACAACGAACCCTACCAACACCTAACCACTGGAAGTCAATAAATGCAAGTTGAGTTTTTGTAAAATCAATATTAAAACCAGAAGCACCGGTTCCATCACACTTATCTTTATTCCATTGGGATCTTGGAATTCTCGTTTCTGTTGCAGTACCACTTGTAAAAGTTCTAATGACCCAGTTATAAGTTCCTATACCAGCATTGACACCATCTGATGTACTAAGACCTACTTGTTCTAGATAAATTCCATCTCTATCATCAAAATATCCAGTTCTTTTTGTTGCGTTCTGTTGAGGTGCATAGAAATTAAAAGAACTAAAAATTAGTTGTGATTTTCCTGGTTGATAATGGTGGTAAAATTTTGTTTGGTGAATAGAAAATGCTGTACTTCCAATACCAGTTTGCAATCGTGCTGCTGCTTGATTTGCTATAAATGTAACAGTTGAACCTGTTCCAGAAACGCTATCCAAAAAGTTTGGATCAACTGCATAAAGATGTTTATAATCACCAAGGGTGAATGGTTCAGAAACTCTCTGTCTACCAAAAGCATCATATGCAGTTGTATCTGGATTAATGGTTATTCCTAATCCAGTTTGTATTCCAACAGTTCCTGTAACTGGGAATGGATTATCTAAAGTTACTACCTCGCCATTTTTATTGGCGATCATATTTACTTCAAAAAGCGTCCTCTCTTGATTTAGAAAGTCTTGATCATTTTTATTAAATTGTGCCATAAATCAATCACTCCATGTCAAACTTTCTGGTCTATATCTTTGTGTATTTTTAATTTTTAACGTGTTAGATGTTGATGGATAAATGTTATGAACAATCGCCCCTGGATATTCTCCTTGAAGTTGTTCTGCAAGTTCGTTTTTATTCATCATTTTACCCTCAACTTCCATGCGATATAGTTTTCCTTGCCAAACTACATCAGCAATGAAAGATTCACCTACTGATTCTGGTTGTGTTTCAGAACTATTTACATAAAGATTTCCATTGAAATCTCCAGCAATGTTAATACTTTCTGATATAAACTCTTTAAATGATTTCATTTTAGTTACAGTTCCAACGACGAAGGGCTCTGTTGATTCTTGAATCTGGATCTCTTGCAGTCTTTTTAGAAGTGAGCTTTTCTTTCATACCTTTCATACGACGACAGAAGTTAGCACGACGCTTTGCCCTTTTCCCTTTTGGTTTCTTTTCAGTTACTGCAGTCTGAAGTTTTGAACCTGGATTCTCACGACGATAAGCATCAACTGCTGCCTGACTTAAACCATCAGTTTTATCTTGACGGTTTACTTTCTGCCAATCTTCCAGAAGCTCTTTTCTCCAATCAGAGAACTCTTCCTTTTTAACACAATCAGGAACCAGTCTTCTACCCTTTTTCTTCATACCTACTTGTTTGTGAGTATCCCAGCAAGGGTCTGCATCTTCACTAACAGTTTTCCAACCACCACCTTTTGACTTATACCATTTCGATGCCCAACCATTGGCATATGCACTGGGATAAACATCAAACTTTTGCTTAGCTAAAGATTTTGCTCTCGACCAAAGTTCTGGATTTGTTGGGACATTTTTTTCCATGATATTGTCACCAACAAACTCAACATCCTCTTTTCCTAAGATTTGTTTAATTTGGTTTTCTTTTTCTTTGTTTTGTGCCTCAATTTTACCAGCAACACCTTTTGCTTTATCATATACCGCTTTACCTACTGCAGCAGTTCCTGCCATTAAAGCAAGACGAGCTATATTTGCAGCATTTTCATTCATTTCACCACTATCAACATAGTCTGCTGCAGCATCAATATAATCTGCTGCTTTGGTAATTTTTGACTGTACCCAAGCTTCAATATTACCCTCACCCTTCTTCATTTTTTTCTTAAGTCTTTTCGCTGCAGAAATAATTGTGGAAAGTTCTGAGCGAGCCATCGAATATTCATGGTCATATGACTCTGGGAAATTACCTGGATGTGGAGTGTTCGGTGTGTATTTCTTCCCAAGACTCACTGGTAAAGAAAACATATCCCAGTATCTTTGTCCATATTGACACTCATCACGAGTCTCGTCTTTTTTACATTTAGGGCAATATCTAACCATCATTGCTTCTTGTATTTTGTTAGAAACCATTTTAGGTTTTCCTCCTTTTCCTCTTCGGTTTGCTACAGGATCGCTTTCTCTTTTTCTTCTTACCGCTGCAGCAATTTCATCTTTAGACATTTTTGCTGCCTTTTCATTAGATAGGCATTTCGGTTTTGGTTCTCCAGGTTCACGAGCACAAGGACCAATTGCTTCACCTTTAGTATTAAACCTTCTCCAGTTACCTTCTGGAGCATCTTTAGAAAACCATCTTCTTAGATCTTCTTTTACTTCTTTTTTAATTGGATCTGGTTTAACCAAATCAATTATTTCAGCAAAAGTGTTTCCATCGCTATCTTCAATAGTGATATTTTCCTTTACGTCTTTAAATTTTTTATGATGTTTTTTAGCGGATGCTTCCATCTTTTTTAGACGTGTGTAATAGTCAGGAATTTCTTCAAGATGTTGGAGAGCGATATCGGTTGCAAGATCCTTATCTTTTGTATGCTCATGCTCAATTGGAATACCCATATCTAGTTGCTTTTGAATGAAAGAAACTTCTAAGCGATGTTTCTTTGCAATTTGTTCAACTGTCTTATGAGTTTTTACTTCATGCATTTCATTAAATGGGGATTTGGATTTAGTATCTTCTCCCTTTGCTCTTTTCTTTCTACCTGCACAATGAGCACGCTGAGAAAAACCGCGTGGATTGTCGCAGTCAATTGATCTTTTATAATCTTTAGACCAAACCATTAAAGAAAAGAACTACTCCTTATTATTTAGAAAACCTTGCTTGAGTAGTTTTGATAACTCTGATGTTGATCCTACAAATACCGCATTATTGGTAACATTGTTAGTTGTTTTATTACTATCTTCCTCAACATCCTTTAGTTTCTTTTGTAAGTCAATTAATTTATCTGTTACATCTCCAACACTTTTGATAAGTTGACCTGCCACTTCATATGCTCTTGGAGAATCTGATTCTCCCGCAAGTTCCATAATTCCATTTATTGCTTCTTGTCCCTTTTCAATAAGCGAATATAAGTTCGCACGAGTATATTCATAATCTTTTTGAATATCTCCAGTTGTTGTTTTAGTAACAACGTCTATTTCAGAGGTAGTTTTTTCTACCTCAACAATGCTGCTCTCAATATTCAGAGCTTTATCAATACTATCAAAGTTTGGCATGGTTATTAAATATCAATTTGACGAGTAGGACTAAATTCTTTTGAATCTCCTAAGAAAGTCCAATCTTCGTTGAAACCAAAATCATCATCCGCTTCAACAAGAGCATCATCTGCTGCAGTGAGTTTATTGATGGTTACGTTTTCTAGATGTGAAGATGCTACAGTGTTATCATATCCTCTTTGGACATTTAATGTTTGTCCATCTATTATTTTAGTGACAAGCATCACTTCACTTCCAATTGATATTCTATCATTAACACTTAGATTTCCAGTGGTAACAACATTTAAAATTAAAGTATTTGCATCAATTGCCTTTGTTAAGAATGCACTACCATCATTATTGTAATCTTTGAGTGCTTTTGGTGTAGCAACATATCTCATCTCCCTTCTTGCAGTAGTTCTATCAGTTGTGCCGTAAATATCAACTTGTACTTTCTTGATGAGACCATCAGTACTGTCTGCAATAGGACCAAATAGATATGTTTTTGCAGTAAATCTTAAAGTATAAATTAATGCTCTTCTTGTTGAAAAATCTCCTTCATAGTCATCTTGAAAATTAATGCTGTCTAGGGTAACTGGAATATCTCTTTTTTCTCCTATCGCATCTATAAGGTCAACAGTAATATTAAATGCTGGTTGAAAATATGGTAATATTTGTTCAATAATTTGTAATGCATCATCATTTAATTTACTTAAGATACTCAACTCAAAACCAATGTTATATGGAACTGGCATGAAAACTTTTTTTATGTTTCCATTATCACATGCTTTAAATGTCTGAGTTACTCCTGCCTTTCTTGTTGCATCATATTGAATAGAAACCATTTCAAAAGACATTCTAGGCAATGTAATTTGAACAGGTTTGTTAAGTTCTGGTTGTTGTTGAATTCTTGCTAAGAATTTTTGAATAGGTGCATATGCAAGTGGAACTCTTATTTGACTGATGTTATTACCATCTTCATCTTTATGTCTTATATGAATTTGATTAAAAAGAGTACCAAAAGATATGATAGTCTTTCTAATTATTTCGTGATAATAGTAAGTTCCTAACATTAATAACTACCAAATGGATTCGATTCTGAAAAATCTAAAATGAGATCAGCAGCTGCTTCAATTTCATCATTTTCACTATATTTATCATAAAGATCCATTTCTTCATAAGACTGAACAGAATATCTTGCTGAAGAGCTAGAACCTACAATTATTTCTCCTGGATAGAATGTTGGTGTTGTTTTTGCTACTCCAACAAAAGAAACTTTTAAAATCTTAGTATCAACGTCCCAATGCTTAACTCTTGCTTGTAAATTAGAACGTGAACCAACGACTATTTCATTAAATAAATAAGTTCCAATGCCAGTAATTACTGGTGGTGCTGCAATTGTAACTACTGGTGATGAAGTATATCCATATCCTGGATTTGATATGTAAATAGATTGTAATATGTTGTTCTTGGTGGAAGAAATTCCAACCGCAGTAACTCCTACTCCAGGACCAATAGATGCTGGACTTGCAATTGTAACCACAGGATTAGTTGTATATCCAGTTCCACCATCATTAATAATAAATCTAACTACACCACTATTTGGAGAATTTCTTACCGAGCAAGTTGCTGCTGCTCCAGTACCTCCACCACCACTTATGGTAATTATAGGTGCTACAGTGTATCCAGCACCTGCATTTGTTAAAATGAGACTTTCAATCGAATAAACTCCACCTCTATTTGTTGTAATCGCAACTGCTTTTGCATCATAGGCAGAATTATTTCTTGGTGAAGTTGATATTGAAACCACGGGTTGAGAAGTATATCCCGAACCATCATTATTAAGATATATTTGATCAATATATCCAGTATCAACAAGAGCGGTTACTGACGCAGTAGCTCCTATACCAACGAGTTTTAATGTAGTAATGTAACCTTCTTCTTCAATTTGTGTATCAATTTCTTCAATGGTCGTATTAATAACCTCATCTTCATACTCAAAGAGTTCACATTTTAGTTCATATACATAAGTCTTTCCTAACTGATAAAATGGTTGTTCATGTTCAACAAACTTTACTTCGAATAACCTTTCTCCCAATGGAAAATAGATTAAATCTCCTTCTCTTGGACGAGTTGCTAAAACAATTTCATCAGCATCTGAACCAGATAAAAATGGTGTAATAAAATCTTCAAATCTTTCTTTTGAAATAGTGACAATTAATTCATCTCTTAAACTCATTCCAAATTTTGTTAAAATATCTCCTGCACCACCATATCCATCATAAGTATTAACATATGCCTCAAGTGCAAAATTGTCATCAAATCTTGATGACTGTATTTCTTCAATAATTGTTTGCTTTCTTACAAATTTTCTGGGAATGTAAACAACTTCAACACCATACATTCTCAACTGTTCATTGATTAAATCCTGAACTAGTCGTTGTTCACTTGATGTGCCTTGTAAGAAAAAAGGATTAAGTGCCATTATCCAATGAAGTCGTATGGGGGTAACTCATGTTCCAGAGCCATAACCTGTTTTAGACTCTGTAGTTCTCTTTCAGCATCTTCATATAGTTCTCTACCATTAAGTTCAATACCTCCAGGAAGTTTAACCCCTCTGAACTTAATTAAATTCTGCCCCCACTGCTTTTTAATAAGTGCCGTAAGATATTTTTTAAGAAAACTATCATTATAGACTTTCGTAAAAGTATTTGGATCTAAAATTCTATAACAATCTAAGACTAGGAACTTACCTGCTGTTTGTGCTCCCCAATCAATATCCAAATACAACCTATTTTGTCTTTTATTAAATCTTACTTGCTTATCAGTTGTCAATAAGAAATCAATATCTGACAGATACGATTTTACCATTGCATACTGTAAAAGTTCAACAGAGTTAAAATAATATAAGTCATTTAAGAATAACTGATACTTAATACTAAACATTCCTCCAGAGATGGAACTGGTATCAAATTTAAAAACATTTTCAATACCAATTACAGAGTCTGGAACTTGAATGTAGTTAGAACTTTCATACCAGTTATAAGTTTTTCCAGTTGTTGAAGTTGCTGTAGTTGTGGTAATTCCAGGACCTCTTGGTGCTTTAGAAGTTGCACTGCCCCTATCAATATCTTCTTGAGTAATTTCATACTTAAGATACATCCTTTCAACACCATCAAAATGACGCTCCTGGAAGTATTGAAGAGCGTCATCTACAAGATCATCTATTTGATCATCATCAACATTAATCTCCAACACAGGAGCACCTAGACGCCTTAGACAGTAATCTATGAGTTGTTGTCTAGTTGCCGGTTGTGCCATTTTACTTCCCTTCTGGTTTATTTTTACTTAATAGCGCATCATATTTGTTTTGAAGTTCAAGGTTTGTCGCTAAAAGTTGATTTTTTTCTTCTTCAAAATCAGATGTTAAAGTTTGAAGTTTTGCTTCTAGTAAAACGTTTTGGTTTGTTAGCGTTGCTAATTTTTGATTATATAAGCGCACTAAAACATTAACGTCAACTTCACCGTTATTTGTCATATATTAAAAAGTTCCTCCATCTAATGTTGATGTCCAATGTGGTTTATTAGTATGTATACCAGTTACGGCAGTTGGGATTACTGAAAGATTCTGAATAGAACCGTTATCACCCTCTTTTCTTAAGTTATAAGTATTCGTAAAAGTTCCTTCAACTCCAGTTAATACAAGAGTTGAAACTGTTCCTCCAGTTTTTACAACACCATAAGCATTAGATGAATCTTGCTTAATGATATCACCAACAACTACAGTAACAGAACTTCCAAGAGTTAAGTTAACTTCAGAAACAGCAGTTAAAATCTGCTTCGAAGTAATAGTTGGAGCGTTTGGATTATTTGTAGAAGTTTGTAATCCATTCTCATCAAAATAGACTACACCGTGAGTATTGTAATCACCAGTTTGATAGTAGATACCTTTAATATCAAGATATCCTCTAGTACCAGTTACAACACTGTTAGTAATAGTCGCATCTGGGATGTAAGTCCAAGATCTTACCGTTGCTGAACTACCAACGTTTGCACCATCAATATAACCAAAGAAACCAGTTTTATTATTTGCAGTACCACTACTTGTGTTGTAGTTGAAACCAACACCACGGTCAGTATTTGTGTCAAATGCGTGAGTAACAGTTAGTTGTGTTGTTGTGCTGATACCTGGAGCAACTGTTGCATCTTGAAGGGTAACAATTTTATTAGATGTATCATATGCAGTTACTGTATTGACACCAGACAATGATAGTGCTGCGTTTCCACTAAAAACGTCTCCAGTATTAATACCAATAACTGAGTCCAGTCTAATTGTACTTACACCAGCAACAACCGTAGTCATTACTGTTCTAACACTTGTTACATCACCAAGAATAATAATAGGATCATTTAAATCAACGGTCGTTGAATTTATAGATGTTGTAGTACCATCAACTTGCAAGTTACCTTTGATGATAACTGTTCCTTCATTACTTAAACCATCTGGATATGGATCGATGTAAAGTTCATTTCCAGAAATTGTGGATATTACATTATCCTGAATTTTAACTACGTCAAAAAATACTGCTCCACCAACGCTGACGTTTCCACCAACGTTCAGATTTTTCTCAATTCCAACACCACCCTCAACAACAAGAGCACCAGTATCTTTATTGGTAGATTCTGTTACATCACCAATATTGATTGCAACTCCATTTGCAAATGCCCAGTCTGCACCTTCAATTTCAAATCTATCATCGGTTGCTTCATCATAGCGCATTGCTACGTTTTTATCATCACCAAAACTGAGGTAAGTGTCATCAGGAATTATGACGCTACCAATTCCAGTAGGATCGATAATAATATTACCATCAGTATTTGTCGATGATAATGTATTTGTATCTAACCTTAAGTTATCAACATTCCATTGATCTACTTTTCTATTACTATCAAGAATAGCAACAATACCGCCATCACTATTTCTTGTATTAGCAACACCATCAATTGCACCTGGTTGGTGCTCCATCATAGATGTATAGTAATATCCACCTACTGGATTTACATTAGAACCATCATCACCAATAAAAACTCTATCTTTATATTGATTAGTTCCCCCGTAACTGCCAATACCAGTTACGTATGCTAATTCACCCCAGTTTAGACTTGATGGTTTATTAGTACCAGAGGATCTTTTGATCCTGATAATACTTGCCATTAAAAGTTACCTCCGTTGATGTCTAAATTCTGGGTTGCTCCAGGTGTTAAAGTTAAGGTTGCATCCCATTTTTTAGTAGATCCGTTATAAACAAGAACCATACCATCTAAGAGATTAGTGGCATTAACATCAATTAATTCACTTAATGCAAGACCTCCAGCACCAGCTAATGACGAAACGACCTTTACAGCATTTTGTTGACCTACTCTAACCTTTATTTCTGCCATTTATAAAATAGCTTCCAGGATCTAAATTATATTTATATTCCTTCTATTCCAAGAGATAAACTGCCAGAAGCAAAATTAGAAATCACTTCTTGCTGCTTCAAATAAAGTTTGTAATAACATTTTGCAACATTCTGCAAAGTTTTAACATCAGTTATAGAATCTATTTCTGATGCATATTTAAAATACTCAAATGATTTACTCAGATTTTCTAGACTAATTTTGTCTGGGTCCATTAATAATCTCCTTTAACAGGTCTTTAATTTCAGAAATATCATTTTTAATTTTTTCAATTTCCTCACGCTGTTTTTGCTTTTCACTTTTCATTTTAAGATATTGGGAATATCCAAATGTATCACAATTTACAATTGCTCCACTATTTTCATCTCTATAGAGATTTTTTTCTCCTTCTACTGGTATCATTATGCTAAGGCAATAACTCTAATATCTTTGAATAATGGAGTTTTAGCTTCATTTGTAGAACTCATTACAATCTTAATGGCAAACCCAGTAAACTGTCCAAGGTTTTCAGCGGTAAACTGATATTCTAAGAACTCATTATCTTTGCTTGGTCTTACAAATGCATCAGGTCTGCCACTATTCTTTGCAGCATTAATCACCACATCACCAAAACCATCTCCATCAGAATCTCTCAGGTTATCATATCCAGGGAATAGAATGAATGATTGATCAATTTCACTAGAATCTGACTTAAACAATTGATAAAGAACTCTAAAATCAGATGATGCAGGTCTGTAAGCAGAAAGTAATACTTTGAGAGATGTTGCTGGTTGCTGTAAGTCAACTCTATTTGAAATATAGATAGAACTATGGGGATCACCCGTTATTAAGTTAGTTCTACCATCAGTTGTATAGTCACTAACTGGATTGTTTACTCTAGAGCGAGATAGAATGAAGAAAGCATTTTGAGTATCTAAAACTGGCGATAGATTTGGATCTTCGCTAGTCATATTAACTCTAAGTGTGAGTGACTTATTCTTAGGTAAAGACGTAAGTCTTTCAGTTTCGTTCTTTTGTGAGCAAACAATTCTAGGCGTTGATAAGAAGTTCATCTTATTCAACTGAACTGCCTGATAACCTTGATCTAAGAATGATACTTCCGTTCCACCAGAACTCGTACCACTCACAGTTCTCATCTGTGCAGAAACTTTTGTATTCTTTCCAGGAGTAATAATATTAAAGTGTGGTTCTATTCCGTTGAATTGATAGTTTTGTGAAACAGAAACTTTGTCTCCACCAACATTTTTCTCATCTGTGAAACTAACTTGGTTAGTTCCTGTAGTTCTCAATCCACGACTTACTTGTACATGATAAGTATCTAAGTCTCTTATCTTCTTCAGATATGAATCTGAAGGTAACGTGTGCGTCTTATTAATACTGGTCAATGAAATACCATTTAGTTCATATTTGTAGCAAATATCGCCAGTGGCATGATTAGTAATCAGTGTTCCATCAACACCTCTGGTAGTAATACCTAGAGTTCCACCACCCGCTGTACCTGCAGAAATTGAGGTATAGTACATAATTTCATTATTAACCTTTACATATCCTCTAGAAGTTGTAATACCCTCAAATGTACTGAATATTGTAGTATTAGCAACAGAGACTGTTGTATCGCTAATGGAAAGATTTCCAGTTAATTGAACTGGAACTGTGTCTGGAGCAACATTCTTTATTTCAATAACATTAGAATCAGAATGCATACCATGATTAAACTGATTAATACCAATTACATTTCCACTGTATAATGTATTAATTTCTGAAGAAGTTCCCCTGATCGTTGTACTTGCAGTAGCAACAGCAGTGCTTCCATCGTAGTATATCAATGTTTGACCATTTGTAAACTCTTCACCTTGAACGTTTGTAAGATAGAGTGTATCAATTCCATTGATTGATGAGACGGAGATTTTCGCATCTCTTCCCTTGATAACATTGCTTGTTGTAATACCTAAAACGTCACCAACAGCATATCCATTTCCAGTATTAGCAATACTTACAGTGTTTACAAATCCACCACTGGTTATTGTAACAGTTGCTGTTGCACCAGAACCTTGACCAGTTATTGTGTAGAGAGGAACATTACTATAAGTTCCGCCAGAAGTTCCACCGGAATATCCAATACCCGTATTTGCTACAGAAACACTTACAATTGATCCACCAGTTTTTTCAACATATCCACTTGAACCTGGAGACGAAATAGAACCATTACTTACTTTTCTACCAACAGTTAGAACTGAATTCATTACTGTAGTAGTTGTAATACCAACTTTCAGTTTTCTTGGATAAGTTGTAATTGCATTATTGTTTAAATATGCAATTGCAGAAGACTCTGGTATTAGAGGTGGATTATAAAATACAACATCACCAGTGTTTGCTGTAAACTTAGCTTTATAAAGTTTAAACTTCAGGTCTTCAAACTGACTTGCAGTCCAAATAGTTCCATTTTGAGATTTAAATAGACTTCCACCACTATACTGTTTTGTTACAACAACACTTTCTGCAGATGGTAAACCTGCGGTATTAACAGTCTTCTCACCCATCTTAGCAATCCACATCTTATATTTGTCTGTCGTTGGTGCTAAGAACACCAATGCATATTCAACGTTTGGTTGAAGATAGACTGGAGATGGGAATTTGATGTTTGTAACAACACTTGCATCCGATGATGTATTAATTTGTGTAGGATCTAAAGCAACCCTTGCATAGTCAGCAACAAGTTGACTTGTTGGGGTTCCTAGTTCAACAGTTCTCAATTCAACATATAGTTTTTCATTTGGATCTTTTTCACCAAAATAAACATCGACTGACGTTAAGAATGCTCCAGTACCATCTACAGTAAACGACTGTGCAAGTGGGTCTTTACCGCCACCGCGACGTGGTGGTGGTGGGGGAGGTGGTGGGGGAGGATTTCTTACCTGAACTATATTTGTGATCTGGGTTTGAATTACACCAGTTCCACTGTATGATGTTTGTGCAGAAGAAATAGAAGATGCATCTCCAGGCAATGGACGTGCATTTTCTGAACTTTGAGTTAATTTGAATACTCTTTCACCACTTCTAATTCTTACCAGTGGAACTGGTGTTGAATTTGGATCCCTAATAAAGAAACAACCAAACAGATCACCATACGTATCTGTTACTAGTTTAATATCAGATACTGTTGCGACAGCTCCACTAGTTTTACCTATTAATTTGGCACCAACCTGAACATATCCACCATATCTGGTTAAAGATTCTTCTGCTAAAGAGAAAGTATCAATATTTAAAACTGTAGATGATGCTGAGTATGCTGAAGGTAATGCGACAGATCTATTATATGGATTAGCATTATATTCTGTAGTTGGGTTTGTATATGAACCAGTCTTATGTGTTGGTTTTGCAGTTCTGAATGTAATAATTTTTTGAGCACCTACATATCCATCAACATCTTCACCAATATTAAATGCTCCAGAAATCATAGAAATTTCTAGTAGTTTTGGAACAATATCAATTGAACTTATGTCATCAATAAAACTGTAATGTCTTGTCAAAGGTCTTAGAGAACCAGATCTAAATTCTACATTTCTAGACCTTAAGAAAGGATCGGGTTCACTGCTTATCTTAACACTTTCAACATAATCATAACTTCTACCATCTTGTTGCCCATCACTAATTGTTCTTGTATTCTTAATGTAAATATTTCTTACCCAGTTGTCTGATGATGGATTTAAAAGTACTCTACCAGCATATTCGACAATATTAAATGGATTAACATTTTCAACTTGAGATGCAAATGGTTGTTCTAACCAACCAACTTCATCATATTTGAGTGTAATTAAATCACCAGTCTTTCTTACATTTGTATCTAACAGTGTCAAATTGGATGAGAAATCTGCTGTTGTAGTATCAATACTTGGTGCTAAAGCAAGTTCTGCTTTTAAAGACCAAAAATCAGTAGCAGGAATCAATTGCTCTTCTTTAGTATCGACATCACATTTTACATCTGGATTTGTTTTGTTGATAAGATCATTATTCTTGAAATCATCTACAAAGAAACCCGTTTTAAATCTTGACAATCCATCAGTGTCTTGAACTTGAAGTGTTTTTGTATTAACTTCAAGTAAAGAAAGTGACGTTGTTAGTTCTAAAGTTTCAATTCTATCTTCGAGAGTTCCAATGTCTCTCATAGTATATCTTCTATTATCTACTAAAGTAATCTTTGCATCTTGTGGGTTGTAAAGATACGCTGGAAGACTAATAGTAGCAATATCCATAGACTCTTCTACATTTAAAGAGACTTTTGGTTGCAATGATGATACACCTTTTATTACAGAGAATTCACCAAGTTTATTAAGAACAATTTTGTCTATTCTTGGTAGATAATAACTATATCCAAGTAAAGAACTCTCATTTGGAGTTATAACTGAGTATGATGATGATGTTACAAATGAACGTGCTGCATAATCAAATGGTGATGCTGTTGCTGAAGTAAACTCAGATACTCTAGGTCTAAAATCAAGTGTATCAGATGCTCTTAAACCGTTGGCAAGAATTGGAACATCTTTAGAGAATCTTTCTTCTTGATATGAATTAACTGTAAATAAGTCTCCATCATCATTAGTTGCAACATCATAATAATTAAATACTACTAATAATCTTCTAGAAGGAGACGTAGTTCCACCAACTCTAACTATTCGTGAATAATCATAAAACTGTTCTTTCTGACCTTTATCTAAAGTATATTCGGTAGTTTTATTTAAATAACTTCCTGATGTTATAGTTTGAATATTTGTTGTGATATTTGATTCTTCAAATGTAACAGTTTCTCCCACTTGGAAAGTCTGAGAATTGAGATATACAAATTCTACTTCTGTTCCTGATGGTAATAAAGTTACTGCTTGTGCAACTGCTCCGGTTGAACTTCCGATAATTTTTTCACCAAGTATAGCATTAGTATTCAAGCTTAGTCCAGAAACAAACGTTAATTTGTCTAGAACTGGATCAGACTGATTAAGCGATTCATATATTGCAATTACATTGACAACATCTGGAACATTTAAAGAAATTTCATTATCTTCAACTCTTGTGCCATAAAATTGACTTGTAGTTAATCCACTAATAGCAGTTGAAAATCCAGTGCTTGTCTTATTAACAACTAATTTTCTACTTCTTACGTAATTTTTATTCTTATTCTTTAATATCTGTTTTCTTAGTGTGGTATTTACTGTAACGTTAGAACTTTGACTTGCCTTCAATCCTGTTAAAGTAACTTGGGTTCCATCATTATTCAGTTGGAATTGATCTGAAGACAAATCTTCTATTGTGCCATCAGCATAGAATACAGAATACCTTTCTGCATCAAAAGACTCAAAAAATGCACTAGAAATACCGGTATTTGAAACTGTTATAACCGCTGTTCCTGCTGAGTTTGTAGAAACCTCTCTAACTTGTGAAGTTACCAGTAGGTTAGAGTTTGAAAGGTTTACTGATGATATATTATTTGCATTTAACTTTGTGTATAATGATGCTTTATCTGAGTTCTTAATTTCAGGAACTGCTAGACTAAATGTGCTAGTTTCTGAAGATGAGGGAAGTGTTCCATCACATACACCATTTACTGATGGGACACTGGTGACAGTCATTGAAAAACCATCAGCAGAGACAGAAACCACTTTATTGAAAGTATCTACTGTTGTTGATACTCCAGATTTCTGATATCTGATAATTGAGTCTGTTCTAATTCCTAAGAAGGTTTTTCCTGGGCAAGTAACAATACCTGCAGAGTTTACGGTAATTCTATCTGTAATATTAAATCCAGATGGTATTTTTCTAAACAGAGAAGCATCCGCAGAAAAAGCAGTTTTTAACGCTGGGGTAATTCCTACTGCATTTTGATAAACCGATTTAACATCTTCTGTAGAATACTCAGTTAAGAAATTAATTGAACGTGAGTTTTCTAAACTTTCATTGATAATAATCTGTTCACCAACTATGAAAGTTCCTGAAGTTTGAGTTATTGTCAAACTTCTTGATGTTGATGGTGCAGTAACTACATATCCAGATGCACCACTACTCAATCCACGAATGTATGATCCTGCAGGACATTGTGCAGAATTTAAAGTTTCGTTTAAATTAAGAACCGTATAAGTTTGAACATCAAATAAGTACAAGTCCCATGGAGTTGTTTGATTTGTATAAGTTGAATCAGTCAAGTTAAAGGCATAGACTCTAGCTTCACCAACAAGAGTTGTCCCTGATCCAACTGCACCTTTTCTTTGATTGAAAAGTTTTACTGTATTTCCACTTGTATTGATACCTACAAAAGGAGTTCCAACAACATTGTTAATTCTTAACAGATTTCCCATTTCAAATGGGACTAAAGCAGTGTTAACTGTTTGAATATCTCTTGGTTTTTCAATATCTAAAATTGTAGATGATGGTAGATCAATATCATATCCTCTTACATATGCTGTTCCTGGAGAAACTTTATAGCATAAAAGATCATCAGAAGGTGTGTTACCATCATCTGTTTTTTGATTTGGTAAATATATTCCTTCATTCGAAATTCTATCGTTTAAAGAATTTAAAGCACTAACATCAAAGTTTTTTAATGCATAGTCACCAGATTCTTCAAAGGTTCTTTTAGCAAAATAGTCTTTGATGACAGAATAAACAGATTTATCTTGTAATTTTTTAACCTCTCCGTTATCAATTCGAATTAACTCAACAAAGTCTTTATCATCAAAATCGTCTATATCTTTTTTGGATAAAACAGTGCTGATTTTAAATCTATCGGCACCTGGAGCCGCATAGTTTGAAAAACCTCTTGCGTTATCATTTAATGAAGGATCATCATTCGCAGTGACAATTTCTTCAAAAATGCTTAGACCAACTCTATATGTTGGTGAATTAGAGTATGGTTCAAGTATGACTAGAGAATCTTGTACATCTACAAAAGTCCCTCTAATGAAGTAAACACCTGCAGATAAACCGACTGCGGAACCAGTAGCAGTTGCATTTACATCAATTAAAGATGCAACTGTATCTCCAGAGTTAATAGCAGTATTCCCATATACTAAAGTATCAAGGAGAATTAATGTTTCACCATCTTCAAAGGTGATGGTTTCAAAATCTGTTCCTCCAGAAGTATACTTAATATAGAGAGTAACATCTTCTACATTATTATCTGGTGGAATACTATAATTTTTAACTGTAGCGACAACTCCAGAATTTTGACCTTCTATTCTTTTTCCTACAAGTTGGTCTAGATATAGAGATACATCAATTCCAAGATGTTCAGAATTTATTTTTATTGAATAATATTTTGAATCATAAGTTACGGATCCTGGAATAACCATGGATCCTTCTTTAAAAATATGACTACCGAACGATTCTACCTGATGCTGTAGAATAGACTGTAAAGTTGTCAGTTCTCTTGACTGAACAGGGTATCCTGGTTTAAAAAGAACCCTATAGAAATTTTTATCGACGCTAAAATCGTCGAAATATGGGTTAATGTTGAAATTAGTTTTCTGTGGCATTTTTTAAAATTCCAGGATAACTTTAATATCTTCTTTTTGACGGGTATTTCTAGAAATAAGGGGTCTATTATCCAAGTAAATAATTTCCCCTGAGCCTTTATTTATCTCTGGACTTGCAAGACCATTTGCGAAGTTAACACCCAAGTTAATAACTTTGTTTCCGGATGGATTTGTACTAATTCCTGTAAAACTAGTGTCAACAGAACCAGAAAATCCTGAAGAACCTCCAGTTATTGGGTTTGCTGACGATTCAAAATCTAAAACTCTTGCTGAAGTTGAAATGCCAATGTAGTCAGTTTGATCGAGTGTTGTTTGGTTATAGTATAGTGAACGATCTTTGATATATTTTAAAACTTTAGTTTCAGCGTCATACGATGCTACATAACCAATTGCTTTTCCACTGGTTACAGTCTGAGTAATTTTTTCACCTATCGTTGGAGTTCCTGTTATTGAAGAAAACTTTAGAGAATAAAGAGAAGAAAATTCACTTGCAGTAAATACTGATGTAGATCCAATAGATGTTGGATTTTTTACAATGCCTACTTGTGCAAACTTGGTATCAATTGGAAAATCTTTAGTAGAATCATCAAATCTAGCATATAAAAGAACCTTATCAGTTCCAAGTTCTTTGTAAATATCGTATCCATGACCTCTTGATGGAGGAATAATAGGGACTAACTTTGCGAAAGATCCTCCAGAACCTCCATTAATAGATCCTAAGTCTACTATTCCATAACTGTAACCTTTACCACCAGAAGAGACTGTAGTATTAGTTACTTTTCCGTTTACAACATCAACTAATACTTTTGCACCACTACCATCTCCAAGAATATTAACTTCTTGACCTAAACCATTAGAATAATTTGCACCTTGCTTTTCAACATAAACTTTTTTAATTTGGTTTTCATTTATTGTTGAGTCACCATTTTCCCTTACTGCTTGTATTTGAGCATCAGTAGTCGTTGACCAATTGCTAGGAACAGTGATATACTCTGTAGAATCAAACTTAATAATATCGCTTGGAGTTACTGAAAAAAGATATTTCCAAATATATCCATCACCACTTTCTCCTGCCTTTGAAGGTTCTAAATCTGTAAATGTTGGTTCGTCTTGAGATGCATTACCTACTGTATTAATTCCAGATGAACCATTATCAATGCAAATATAAACTCTATAATCTGAGTTCATGACATAATAATTTGCATCATAAAGTCTTGATGCCTGAGTAACTGGAGATGGGTTGTTTACGCTATAATCATCACGATACATTTCATATCGAGTTCCTTTTGCCCAGTCAATTCTTCTAACTACTCTTTTGATATTTGCAGACGTTACTTTCTTAGCAAAAAGCATCGTGTCATATGCATGACTTTGATAGCTAAAATTATCAGTTGGGTTGGGTACGTTAGTATTCCAAGAAGATGATCTTCCAAAACCACTCTGAGTTGGATTTGGAAGACCTACAAAAACATAATAGGAGTTAGAGCTATTTTCAACAGATTCTATAAAATTATTCGCGTTTAAAATTCTAAACTGATCTGTGACAATTGCGGACATATTATTAGTTTTTTTCTATATTTATATTACACATTGGATTGTTTTCTAAGAGCGCCAGTTTCTCTTAAACCAAATCCTCTTCTTTGTATAGTTGGGAAAGTCGATAAACCAGAATCGACAGTCAGACCCGACACCCCAATGGCAACTGGAGTAGATCCTCTTGCTATTGATGAAAGTCTACCCCAAGAGAATTTACCTACTGGTGCGGAAACGCTTCCAGTAGTTGCAATTCCTACGGTATTAGTATCAGATTTAATGTTAGTCACTATCTCTGCATTTGTTCCACCAACAGAAAGACTGTGAATAATGTAAACATTATCTACGTTAGTTGTACCGAGACCAACCACTGAGGTATCTGCAGAGTTAATTGAAGTCACTCCAGAACCAACGGTAGTTTCCTTAATGTAAATTGGGTATCCAACAGATAAGTCGGTAAAGTTACTTGCGTTTAAGAAGAACTTAAGTGCTAGTGGATTTCCACCAGTTCCAGTCGTAGTAGTAATACCAGTTACAATTCCAGATGAACCTTGTACGACTGTGATGTTTGAAACCTTTTCAACTTGAGTTCTGGGGTATGGTGCAATAACTTGTGGAGCAACACTATATCCAAAACCTGGGTTAGTGATTGTAGCACCAGTTATCACTCCACCAACAACTGTTAAGGTTGCCGTTGCGGTAGTTCCTACTCCAACACCAATAGATTTTGGAGCAGCAATTTTGACAGTTGCCGTTGAACCAGTATATCCAAAACCAGGATTTACGACTGTTAGATTTGAGATTGTTCCTGCAGCAGAAACTGTTGCAGTTATTGCTGCGGCAATAGGATCAGTACCTTGAACAATAAGTCCCTCTACACTTGTAATAGAAATTGAGTAGTTATTTTCTTCATAGTTGAAGAATCTAGCGTCATCAACAAATATTTCAGTATCAGATGTACTAATATCTTTTATGATCTTTGCAGTTGGATAAATCTGAGACTCGATAGAATCTCTTGACTTATAAACATAATCGCCATTGATAATTCTATCAACCTTTTGCTTAGTCCACGAAAGAGGTCTATAGATGTTTTGATCAATTCCAATACCAGTGTAGATATTTGTTTCTATAGTATCCGATCCAGGAATGTTATCAATTCTTCTAATATCTTGAGTTAATGTAGAGGGATAATCATTATTTTTAAATACTTGTACAAGATCACCAATCTTAACAGTTTCATTAACGTTAATAGAAACACTGTCTTCATTTCTAGTTCCTCTATAGAAGAATATGGAAATATTATCTTCAGGTCTTGGTGGATCTGAGAATACAAAAGAAGTACCACCTTCAAATTGATATGCACTTCCAGGAACTTGTATTACTCCATTGATAAAGATTAGGAGAACAGAATCTAAATCAATGTTTACAGAGTTTGGATCCGATGGATCTTTTTCAAAACTTAGAAGTTGTCCATTATAGTATAGTGGGAATCTCTTTCTTTGACCATCCTGTAAGTTTTTAATTGAATCGATATAGTCTAACTCTCCAAACTGCCAAGAAGAGAATGAGTCGGTGAAAATATCTAATACTGTAAGTTCAAACTCTTTTAGTGGAGCACTAAGACCTAATGCCGTAACAAGTCCAACAGGTTTGAATACATCTCCAACTTTAAATCCATATCCAGGTCTAGAAATCTTAAAGGAAGAAACTTCAAATAATGTAGATCCTATACCTGTTGTAGAAATAGCTCCAACATCCAGACTTATTAGAAGATTTCTTCCAGTCTCTGTCGTAGATCCAATTCCAGCTCTAGATACGCCTATCACTGATAGATTTTCATATGATGGGTCAGATACGGTGACAGAAACAGTTGATGTACTATAACCTGTTCCACCAGAGTTAACAACAAAACTGAGTGTTCCACCAGCACCAACAACTGCAGAAATATTTGCTGCTGTGCCGGTATGAGATGAATCTGTTATGGCAATGGAAACTGGATTTCTATATCCAGATCCATAATTCAAGTTATACCATGGGAAAATAGTACCCATTCCAACATAAGTGTGTGGTAGAGTGCTATATCCCACAAAAGCACTGAAAGTGGTTGCAGAAACAATTCCACTAACACCATATGAACCTGAGAGACCAGATAATGGGAAGTATGAGGTAACTCCTGAAGATGATGGGCAAGTAAACCCTAAACCAATTAATTTAATTAAATCTCCACCATTTAATTCGTGTGGAATAGTTGTTGTAATTTCAACAATACCAGTAATGTTATCATAATAAGCAGTGCTTACATTCTTTCCAGTGCCTGTATAAGCGACTCCAGTTACA